TTAGAGCCAGGACAAAAGGTTGAGGATATATTTGAAAATAAATTATGGACTTCCTGTAAGCAAATTTACTTTGATGATAAATTGCAGAAAGAACAAAGAAAAGCAAAAGCCAAAGAATTTTATGAGGACCACAAGGAGCAAATGAAATTTCCTACATTATGGCCCGAAAAGTGGGATTGTTTTAATGATCTTGCTATTCCATATTGGGAAAATAGACAAAGTTTCATGAGTGAGCTTATGAATGATGCTAGTTCTATTGGTGAAAAGTGGTTTAAATCTGTTAGAACTCAATCTGGAGAAGAAATTGAATCTCATACATTCTTAAAAACAATGCTTTGTATTGATCCTGCATCTACTACAAGTAAAAAAAGCGATTTCACTGCTATGGGAGTTGGTTCCCAAGCTACAAATGATTTTACTTACATAAGAGATTTAGTCATGAAAAAGCTTGAATTTGAAGAATATTGCAAGACTGCAGTTAAATTATTAGAAGATTATGAGGATATAACTCATGTTCAAATTGAAAAGAACACTTACCAAGGTGCTGATGTCGTAAAAATAAAAGAATTAATATCAAAAAACGACAAGCTAAGATATAGAAGCTTTGAATTTATAAACAAAATGCAAAAAACCAACAAAGATGAAAAGATATCTACTGTCGTTGATTCTGTTAATAATGGTCAGATCATAATCAATGGAGATTGTGAAGATAGCAGTGAAGCCGTTAAGCAGATATTGGAATTCCAAGGGCAACAACATACACTGCATGACGATTTTATTGATATGGTAGCAGAATTAGAAAATGCTTTGAAGGAAATCGAAAGTGTAAGCAAGGTAGTAATTCTAGATAGAAGAAAATTTGGACTATAGGAGGTGTAATATGACGTTAAGTGAATTAGTAAGGAGATTATTTAAGAAACAAGGTGGACTGGATCCAAGCAACACAGAACATATGGCACTGATAAAAAAAATATATGGTAATTTTAATGGCTCAAAGTATATTTATGAAAAAATGTATAGATATTATAAGGGCGACACGGATGCGATGAGAAAATATAAATTTGTTACTGAGAGATCTAATTTAAAAATCAATACGAATTATGTTAAAAAATTTGTTAAGGAAGAGGTTAGCTATACAGTTGGCAATCCAATAACATATGAGTCCAGAAGTGATAGTTCAAATGTTATTAAAGATATTGAATACTACACTGCTCATTGGGATGAACTTCATGATAGTGATTTAATGAAGTATCTTTTAGTTTTTACCAAAGTGTATGAAATATATTATTTAGATGAGAATGCTGACTTCTGTAGCAAAATTATAAAACCTACTGATGGATATGCCTATACAGATCCAGCTGGTAAAGTTTTATTTTTTATACATGCTTTTAGAAATGATTTTGATAATACAACTACTTACATTGATGTATATACGGATGATTTTATTTATCATTTTGATAACCATTTTAACGAGGTTGCAACTCCAACACAAAATATATTTGGAGAGGTGCCCATAAGCATTGGAAGGCTTACTTTGGAAGGATATCATGATAGTTTGTATGAAGATATTAAGGGCTTACAAGATGCATTTGAAACCAATTTATCTGATATAGGAAACGAGATAAGTGATTTTAGAAGTGCTTACTTAGTATTTACTGGATGTACAATTGATGAACCTCAAATTGCTGAAATGAAAAGATTGGGGGCAATGCAAGTTAAAAATAAAGATGGTAGCATCCAATGGCTTATCAAAAATATAAATGATACATTTATTCAAAATACACTTGATAGATATGTTGATACAATGTACCAGATATCTTGTCACATCAATCATAACGAGGGCATGGTAAGCAATCTATCTGGAATAGCTTTAAGATCTAGGTTAATTGCCCTGGAGAATAAATGTGAGCTAGAAGAAAAGGCTCATAAAAATATAATTAAAAATAGGCTTAAATTTTTATGTAAGTATTTAAATCTTAAGAAAAGTAAGAATTACGACTATAAAGATATCAAAGCATTGTATACACCTAATATTCCAATGGATGATTTAAGTACCGCTCAAATGCTTTCACAAGTTCCTGCTGAAATTATCTCGAAAGATACTTCTAGGGGATTATTTAGTTTTATAAACAACAAAGTTGCTGAGGCAGAAAAGGTCAAGAAAGAACTTGATGCAGAATTACCCAACATTGATTTAAATAAGGTGACATCTAATGGATAAGGAAGAGGAGTTCATCCAAGGCCTTTATGATGAAGCTAACAATCAACTCAATGAAGTCTATAAAGAGCAAAAAGCTAATAGAGATGATTTGCTTAGTGAAATAGCGAGTATATTGCTTACTTATACCATAGTGAATGATATTATGGGCATGTCCAAGCAAGAGATCTCCAGGGAATTTAATAGATTGTCTAAAACAATAGTTCAATTCTCTAAAGGGCAAGCTACATTAACTGAAGGTATTCTTTCGGGAATATTGACGAATACAACTAAGAATACTTTTGATTTCTATGGCTATAATGCTAAATTAAAAGATGTACAGAAGATCATAGAAGATAATTTTAAAGGAAAGCATTTTAGTGAAAGAGTTTGGGATAATGAAACAGAAGTGGCCAAGCATTTGCATAAGCAAGTAAATGATTTTTTACAAGGCAAGGTTAACGTTAATCAAATCAAAAAAGATATTGAAAAGACATTTAATAACTCTGCATATGAAGTTAGAAGGTTGACAGAAACAGAAGTCAATAGGGTAGAGGATGAATCCTTTAGAAGGTTTTGTAAAGAAACTGGAGTCACTAAGGTTAAAAGAAATGAAATATTAGATTCTAAGATTTGTGGTCAATGTGCTGAATTAGATGGTCAAATATATAATTTAGATAATGCTCCAGGAGTTGTGCATCCATTGTGTAGGGGGTTTAATTCTATTGTTGATGATAATGCTAATGTAACTGGTGAGAAAAAACAACCTTTGGTTATGAACTTACAATTATTTGGTGTTATAAAGGATCAAGAAAATTTAAATAACTTAATAAAATCCGGTGTTGTAGATGAACATAAATTTATAGAATTCAAAAATCAACTTAATGATAACTTTAGGTATGGAATTAAAACACCACTAGGAATAGTTAGGAATAATGGTAAAAGAGAATACCATATAGCATTTAGACACAGAGGATTAATGAATGTAAAGAATAGTAATAGGATAAAGGAAACGCTTGAAAATCCTGAGTGCATTAAAGAGGCTATGGATTCAAATGGTAGTGTAAATAAAGGTTATATTAAAAAATATGGCAGTAAAACATTGTTAGTCATCTCGAATGGTGATATAATTACAGCATATTATCCAGCAAGAAATTACCTTAAAAATAAAGTTGAAGGGTGGAGGGTTCTATGGGAAGAAAAATAGTTGGATTCAGTATAGAAGATTCGATAGGATATGTAGAAGCGACTTGTGTCTTGAAATATGATGACGTTGAACTCGTAACAGATGAATTTGAAACACCTTACGATTACCAAGTTTTAATTGATATAGATGAAGAAACAGAAGAAATTCATAGTCTTGGAGTTGACGGAGCAGATAAGCTTTTAAAAGTTATTGATAATGAAGATTGCCTACCTGATGTTGGACTACTTGATTATAAAGATGATGATTTAGGATTAGATTTGAAAGATGTAACTCTGAGAGAATTGTATAAAAATGTTTTAAATAAAGTCTTGAATTAGAAGTACTTACTTAGATGAAGAGTAGGTGCTTTTATTATGCCTAAAATTAACGGGAGGGAAATTTATGGAGAAGAATAAAGTCAAAATAGTTACTTATAAAGGGAAAACTCAAATGTCCGACCAATTACTTTTAAATGGCAAAGATATTGGATATGTTACAGATTACCAGGTTGTCAAAGGCTCAAATGAATTGTCCAGCGTAACGATAACTTTTGATTGTCATAATGTTGAAATAGTTGAGTACAATGCCGATGAAGCAATTAACAATATTGGTATCGGGAAATTCAGTAAGAGGAATTTGTTGAAGAAATAAATCAAGAAAGAGACTAATTAAAATCTCCTTCAAAAAAATGATTAAGTATTTATACCTGTAACACAAATACGGATATAGTTTCTATCAGGTACATTTATTAGACCTCGATTGTCAAGAGTTTCTAATATAGTCTCGATATCAATTGGATTTAAACCTGGTATATTTAAATCTAATGCAGTTATTATCTTATCACTTTTGGCAAAGTGATTTTTCAAATGAGCTAGTACAATTAAAGAGTTATCATCTAACAAAATATTCACCCCCTTTCAACAATATTTTACCACTAAATAGAAAAATAAGTGAAATTAAAGTCTTAGGAAATAAGGCTTATTTTTATACAGAAAATTAAGGAGGATTTTATGAAACCAGTTAAAACAGAGAATACTAATTCAATTTTAAAGGCTCCAAGTGGCAGTGATAATGTAGTTGACTTACCAGTAACTAGATTAGAATATCAAGGGGGAGCAAAGGCTATAGAAAGTTGTTGGGAATTAAGTAAAGAAGAACTTGAAAAGATTAAAGTAACCGGAAGAATATTTTTTGTATGTATGGGTGAAACACATCCGCCTATATTATTAAGTGCTAAATCACAATCAGAGTCTTAGGAAACTAAGGCTTTTTATTTTGCCCTTAGATATGGCTTTAAACTATCTAAATTCGTCTTGTGGACATTTTGTGTGCAAGGGGGTGCGAGTATATCAAATAATAAAATTTTAATGTCCTAGGGTGCGATAGATAGTCTAGGGGATGGAGGAAATATGTTAAAGAAAGATTTATTAAAGAAAATTGAAAGTGCTAAAGATGATGAGGATATTAATGCTCTATTAGGTGGAACTGATATTGAGGAAACTTTTAAGGCTAGTGGACAAACACTGGATGCCTTTAAGGGCAAATTAAAAGAACAGGATTTTAAAGCTTTTATTGATAGT